AAGAGATTAATAATATTTTACGAACTTTGTACGAGACGACTGGCGGATATACTGCCATGACGTATGAAAAGATATTTGACAAGTTTAAAAAAGCAGAATCAGTAGATTTAGACCCTCTGAACATCATGGATGAATGGTTGGCTTTTATGTTGTCTTATTGGACAACCTATAGCGGAACTAAGATGTACGGAATTGAAAATACTACCAAGAATGAGATTACAAGGATATTGAACGGCTCTATTAGATACGGACAAGAAAACAACTTGAGTCTTAACGAGGTTAATTCACTTGCGATTAAAAACCTACAAGAAGGGAAAATTAACAACGCAAGGAGTCTGCTGATTGCAAGAACGGAATCACATCAAGCATTAAGTGCTGGTATGATGGGTGCAGTTAATTTTGTTAACATACCTTTGCTGAAGCAATGGGTGGCGGCAGATTATCCTGCAAAGAATAATAGGTACAGAGATTGGCATAGGACATTGGATAGACAAACCAATCCAGATGCTGGAGGAGTAAGAATACCGATTAATCAGCCGTTCCTTGTGAATACGCCAAATAGAGGAGTAATTGAGATGCAATACGCACATGATGCAAACGGAGGTGCAATGAATAATTGTAACTGTAGATGTTGTACTGTGTTTATTGCTTAAACAAATATATATGAGTAATTTTTATAACAAGAAGGCAGTTAGTGGTGCACCAGTGGATATGTCTGATGACACAAGAACCATTGAGGTTTACTATTCTGCGTTTGGTAATGTAGATAGCGATGGCGATGTAATTATGCCTGGCTCATTTACTAAGTCTATTAAAGAGAATGGCCCACAAGCAAAGAATAGAATCTGGCACTTGTTTAACCACTCTACAGACAAACCAGTATCTAAGCCAAAGGAATTGGTGGAAGATGCGTACGGTTTAAAGGCAATCGTTAAGATGCCTAATACAACTTTAGGTAGAGATACTTATGAGCTGTATAAAGACGGTCATATCACAGAGCATAGCATTGGATTCCAGACTGTAAAGTCTCAAGCTAAATCTGGATATAACGAGATTCAAGAAATTAAATTGTTTGAAGGTTCCTCAGTTTTATGGGGAGCTAATTCTAATACGCCAACCGTTATGGTTAAATCTGAAATTAAATCAACTATAATTGATGAGATAGCTAAAACTATCAAGTCATTAAGAAATGGTTTCTATACTGATGAAACTTTTGGTTTGTTAGAGTTAAAACTAAAGCAATTACAACAATATCTCGTAGAGATGGAAGATGAAGAATCAGTCGCTTCAGAAGAACAACCGCCAGTAGAATTACCAACTGAGTTGCAACCAGAAGGTGAATCAGAGATGGCATTGGAAGAAGAAGAAGACCCGATGATTTCCATTGAAATTGAGGTAAGCAAATATTTACAATCATTTAAAATTTTTAACTAATGGTAGAAGAAATTAAAAGTGCTTTCGAAGGCGTTAAAACCGAAGTAAACGGTGCTATCGAAACATTAAAAGCTGATAACGCAGTAGCGGTAGATGGCTTAAAATCAGAATTAGAAGAATTAAAATCTCAAATTTCAGTAGTTAAAGATGCTGCTGACAAATTAGAGGCAAAAAACAATCGTAAGACAATGAATGAAAATCAATCAAAAGGGTTCAACGCATCCCTTGCTGAAGCAATCGAAAAGAATGCTGACAGTATCGCAAAATTAGGTCGTGGTGAGCAGAAGCGTTCTGGCTTTATCTTAGACACTAAGGCAGTAGGTAACATGACAGAAGCAGTTAACTTAACTGGTGGTTTAGAAAGACAATATGCTCCTCAAGTATATGCTCTTCCTTCTCGTAAAGTGCATATCAGAAGTTTATTACCAGTAGGTACTTTGTCTACAGGTTTATTTACTTTCCCTAAGGAAACAGGTGGTGAAGGTGATGCAGCTCCACAAACTCAAGGTTCTGCTAAAGCTCAAATAGATTTCGATATTACAATGACTGATGCTCCTGCTCAGTACATCGCTGGTTTCGTAAGAATCTCTCGTCAGATGTTAGATGATGTACCTGCTATGACTTCTTTCTTACAAGCTCGTTTGTTAGAGAAGTATTTATTAGCTGAAGATGCTCAGTTATTGAATGGTAATGGTACTGCTCCAAACTTACAAGGTATTACTGGTGTAGCTACTGCTGCAACTGGTGCTGCAACTGTAGACGTTGAGCAATTAGTACAAGCTATTGCACAGGTATATACTGAAAATTATTCTGCTAATGGTATCTTAATCAACCCAACTGACTGGGCTGCTATTATGAATACTAAGAATACTAACTCAGCTTATAGCCTTCCAGGTTCAACAGTTGTTACAACTGATGGTACTCTTACTATTGCTGGTATTCCAGTGTTCCAATCTACAGCAATCGCTGCTGATAAGTTCTTAGTAGGTGACTGGGCTATGGGTGCTCAAATCATGCAAAATCAAGGTATCTCTGTTCAGTTCTCTGAAATGGATAGCGATAACTTCCAAAAGAACTTGATTACTGTAAGAGTTGAGGCTCGTATTGCATTCCCTATCTACTATAGTGGTGCATTCGTGTACGGAGATTTTGGAAATGTTTAAGCAATATAGCCTAAATTAATTATCTTTGTAGGGAGTAGTCAAAAGCTACTCCCTTTTTTATGATAGGAATATATAAAATAACCAACCCAAAAGGGAAAATATACATAGGTCAGACTATTGACTTTAACAGAAGAGTATATCAGTATAAAATGCTTAATTGTAAGGAACAACCAAAACTATACAATTCACTTAAAAAATATGGATTTGATAATCATATCATTGAATTGATATTGCAATGCGATGAAATAGATTTAACATTTTGGGAAAGATATTATCAAGAACTTTATAATACTATAGAAAACGATAACCTTAACTGTTTTTTAGTTACAACTGAAGATAAAAGCGGTAGGCATACAGAAGAAACAAAACGTAAAATGTCAGAAGCCGCTAAAGGCAAAAAGAAGAGTGCTGAACATATAGCCAAGTTGCCTCAAAATCAAAAAGGGTACAAAGGCAAAAAAAGGTCAGAAGAGACTAAGCTAAAGCAAAGTTTAAATAATGGTAAAGCTCGTAAAGTTTATCAATATACAAAAGATAATGAGTTTATTAAAGAATGGAGAAATGTTACTGAGGCCGAAAAGGCATACAGCATAAATAATGTAAGTGGTGTAGCTTTAGGTAAACTTAAGACTTGCGGAGGCTTCAAATGGAGGTATGACAAACTTTAGTTATTTTTGTAAAAATAATGGTATATGCAGATTATAAGGGATGTCACAACCACAGTAGAGCCAGTTTCAGAACCAATAACATTGTCTGAAGCTAAGAACTATCTAAAGGTTGATTTTGATGATGATAACGACTTAATTACCTCTTTGATAACTTCAGCAAGGATTAGATTAGAGAAATATGCTGGTGTGGCTATGACAGCTCGTACTTTACAAGTTGTCGCTTATGTGGATGAGTTTATTGAACTACCATACGCACCACTTAACAATATCACTAAAGTTGAATATTGGAATAACGATAGTTGGATAGAAATTACAATACCAGCGTATAATATCTTAGGTACTACTTACAAGAAGATTTATTTTAACTCTATTAGTCGCAATGAGTTTAGATTTACTTATACTTGCGGTTATGCAACTACTCCTGCAATAATGAAAACAGCTTTGTATAAGATACTTGCTGATTTGTACGATTACAGAGAATCTTCTGTAGAAGATAGTAAGCCAAATGCTAACATAGCATCTGCATACGAATTAATGAAGCCTTTTAAACGAGTAAGCATAATTTTATAATGATTAGTAAACTAAAAAATAGGATTACTTTTCAATCTAAGATTTCTGAGTCTGATGGTGCTGGTGGTGAGGTCTTAACAGATGTCGACTACTATACTTGTTGGGCTGAGATATTTAGAGAGAATCAAAACAAAACTAACATTGCTGGTAAGGATTCCTTGTCAGATAGCATAGTTTTTAGAATAAGGGATGCAAATAGTATCTCTATTTCTAATGACCTTACTATACTTTTTGAAGGTAATATCTACTTGATTAGCAGCGTAATAGATGAATTAGATGTTCATAACTACCTTAGAATAACTTGTGCTACTTTAAAGAGAGTTGATACATGGGATAGTATTACTGCATTCTGGGAGAACATTAGTAAAACTTGGGAA